CTCGTTGCCCGCGTTACGGCCCTCGCAATGGACATTGTTAATAATAAGAATTCTCTCCTCCTCCTTGAAGGAGAAGACACCCGCTACCTCTCGAGATTGCTCGAACGAGCAGTGAACCTAGAGTTCGCACCCACACCTGAAGTGATGGAAGTTCTGCATGAGCAGTACAAACCCCTCCGCTTCAAGCCTGGTCTGCTGCCTCCAACAGACCACCCGCTCGCAGCCGCCCACCAACGGGTTGCGCAGCACCGAGCCTACGGCTTTGCCAAAGAGCATCGCCCCATCATCTCGATAGGCCCAAACCCCGTGCAATTCATGAAAATCGCGCAGAATGCACCGGACGTCCACGGATGTTGCCTCTTCTCTCAGAAAGACGGCTGCCGTGATCAACCGCGATTCGCTTCCGCTGCCGCCTCCGTAGCAGTTCGAAGTTGTCGAGACCGAGAGTACACCCGCTCAGTCACCTGCCTTGCGATGGGCATGGAAACGGAGAAGTTCTGCGTTAGAGGATACCAGAACTGCGACAAGCAGGCACCCTTCGCCATTGCGATTCATTCGCTCTATGACGTCTGCTTCAGAGACCTCGCAATCGGATTCCAAGAACACGGAACCCAAATCCTCCAAGCCTGGATGCACGTACCCCTCGCTGCGCTCCAGGTGGACAAATTCACGGACATCGAGAACAGAACATGGTTCGAGAAGTACGAGACTAGCGAGACGATCCCACTCAAGGAACGAGGACTCAAGAACATCCTCACCACGAAACGCAAGGAGACGCGTATTCGTTTCGGCTTCCTTGAGGATGCCTCCTTTCTGTACGACCACGACTACGACACGTGGATGAACTACATGAAGGTCGGCGGCTTCCCCACACCATTTGGCTTCAACATCACGATCGAAAAGACGCGCCACAATGGGAGCCACTGGGAATTCAAGATCTGCCGCTCCAACTGCGGTGGGCTCGTCCAACAATGTATCAGCAGTGGCCTCACCAACGTCACTCGCATACCCGATCTCTTTGAGATGGCCAAGACCAACTTCTGCAAGTACAAGAAGATGCGATACATCATCGGCGACAGAGACAAGATCTCCAGACTGTTCCACTACATGGTCGCCCGCCGAGACGGAGACTTTACCCTGGCCGCAGCTCTCGCCTACGCTAGGTCAATGCTCCGCTCCATCAAACTTGGCGACCGCCTCGTCGACACCAAGTGGAACGTGGATGAAGACACGCTGATCAACACCACCGCGTGCGTCTACATCCTCGCGCTGATCTACAAGCGCAAAGCGAACGAGATCATCGGCCTCGCCCAGCATCACATCAATAAGCTGGACGCCAAGAGAGGCTGGTGGACGAGATGCGTCGGGAAAGTCATCCCCGACTGGTTGGAGAACGCCTTCCACCACGTCCGAGAACTGTTCGGTGGTTGTGAATCCAGCAAACTGATCACTGGGGATACCCGGAATCACTTTGCCCACTTCGACATGGGATTCTACGCCGACATCCTCACCAAGGACCATCTCGTCGAGTTCGACTACGTCGACGAAGTGTGCTTCGACCTCCTTCCGACCAGGGAGGAAGCACCGAACGCTGACATGCTGGCCCGGGCATCACGGACTGACGAACAAACCGTGGAACTCGCGAATGCCATCCAAGCTGTCAAGCCTGACGCTGCAAAACCGATCTTACTACCGTGGGCGGTCGGTTATGGCATCCAAGCAGCGATACCATCCAAATCAGGTGTCGAAGGCATAGACCGTGTCTACGACGCCCAGGATCAGCACTCCATCATGACGGCCGAATGCGAGCGAGCCGCCGCCGATCCCTCAGCCCACCCCATGCTCGCATCCACTCTCAAGGCCGCCGCCACAGCCTTCAAAGCCGACAAACTCGTCCGCTTTCAGAGTGATCGCATGTGCCTGCTCCTCGGTCCAGCCGGAGCCGGAAAATCGACCATCATGCGAGAGAAGACGCTCCCAGCTTTCGAGGCAGCGCACCCTGGAGAGATCGCACTCTTCATCACACCTACACGCGATCTCCAGATGAAATACCAAACCACCATCTCGCATCCCCACTGTGCGAAGACGATGCATTCAGCTGCCAAAGCACTGGCCTCCAGGAACATCAAACCGTCCCTCATCATCGTGGACGAATGTTTCCTTTACCCACTGCCCTACCTCTGCTGGCTAACACAGTTCAGCAAGGTCGTGCTGTTGGGTGACACTCAACAACTGGGCCACGTGGATTTTGGCAACATGTGGAATGGCTGCGTGAAGCTGGAGGAAATGCTCCACCTTATCAACACCGAGACGCTGACCACCACTCACCGAATGCCCCAAGACATTGCGGCTCTCCCTTTCATCAAGCTGCAGTACCCTGGGCTCAACACCACGTCTAAGGTCGAGACCTCGATCCATCTTGTGGGACCGAAGTTCACCAAACCGGGCGCCCAACTGATCACCGCCCTCCAAGCCACCAAAGATCGGTTTGGCAACGGCGCCCGTACGATCCACGAAGTGCACGGCGGCACCTTCGAGGACGTCATCCTCCACCTCGACGGGTCCCCAGCAGAGAAGAACCTGCTGAAGAAGTCCCGTGCGCACTTGACCGTCGGCCTCACCCGTCACAAGAAGAACATCTTCGTGCGAGAGGAGGAGGACGGGCTACTCACGACGTACATGAACATGGATCCAGCTCTCGTCATCCTGGCTGACCCATCAGGCACGAACGTGATCGCCCCCGAACTTCCAGTCGAACCAGACCAACGTTCGACCCAAGTCACCATCATGCCGTCAACCGACGCGGCATACGTGCCCCAGGACGTCACCACCGACCTCGCCATGGACATCCTGCAGAAGCTCTACCCTGGACCGACGGAGACACACGAGTACCAGGCCGTCACCACCACCGACATTCCGAACGACGGAGGAGCAAAAGGCACCATTCGACCCGACGCCCTCGACGGGGACACAGACTACGAGAGCAAGAGACACGTCGTCCACCGCTTCCAAGGCGCCCAACGCGTTAAGATCACCAACGCCAGACATCAAATGGTCGCCCTGAGCAGCCTCATGGCCCGGTACGCCAAGAAGACGAAGATGCTCAAGAAGCAATCCGCACAGATCGAAGCCAAGATCCTCTTTGACGCGCTCAACAACTACGTGGACTACCAAGTTCGCCCTGAATGGCGGGAAACCGTTTACATGGAAGCGATTGAGAAGTTCCAAGCGCGCGGACACAACCTGGACGACCTCAAGGACATAGACTGCTGGACGGACCAAGGAGCTCACAAGGTCAGCTTCAACATCAAGACCCAACAGAAACCCTGCCTAGGAAAAGATCCGACCACCACCAACAAGGCAGGTCAAGGCATCGCGGCATGGCAAAAGACGCTCAATTTCACCATGATCGTCTGGACGCGCATGCTGGAGAAGACATTCATGGAAGCCGCCGACTCGAAATTCCATTTCATCTCCAAGTACACCGACGACGAAGTAATGGGCCTTCTCCAATCCATCACGGAGGGAGAGACTTATGACTTCCTCGAAGGTGACTGGACCGAATTCGACAGCAGCCAGAACAACGTAGAACATGAACTTCTCATGATGCAGCTCGAAGCGATCGGTTGCCCTGCGGAACTGCGAGATCTCTTCATGCAAATGATGCTGAAGCGTGGCGTCCATTGCCCCTTCGCGTCCCTTCAAGTGCAGAGCAAGAAAGACTCCGGCCGAGTTGACACTCTGATTGGGAACACCTCTTTCAACGCCGGAGTGATGCTCACACTAGTCGACCTGGAAACCATCGACCACGTCCTCTTCAAAGGCGACGACTCCCTCATGCTCGGTCACAACATCCAACTGAACACCGCGCGAGTCGAATCACTTGAAAGCAATTGCGGATTCAAACTCAAACTCGGAATCCGCAAAACGGGCGAATTCGTCTCCTTCATTGTCAACCAGAATGGAGTCGCCCTCAACTTCGCCCGCCTCGCCGCGAAGGTTGCCACCCGTAGTTACCGCAACATCGAAGACTTCAACGACTACCGGAAAGCAATCAATGTCACCCTCCTCCCGTGCCGCAACACCTACGTGGCGAGCAACATGGTCAGAACGAACGCCGCTCACTTCAACGTCAACGAAGAGCAGATTGACATGTTGTTGTCATTCCTAGTGTCATTTGCACGCGGCTACGTCAAGTTCTCCCACACGACAGCATTCGAGAACATGACCCTGACCCTGGACGTCACTTCGGCACGCTGCGTCCCCCCACCCGAGACCACCGCAACACCAGAGGAGAAGATCGCAACCGTCGACACTGCCACCGAACCGATGAGCGTCTGCAAGTACACCCGCAGACCTGAGGACTGCATTCACAACAGCTGCAGGCGCAAGACCGGAAAAGGCATGCGCATCCTTGGCACCGTGTTGAACGCCCTGGGTTAACCCGCTAGGAGGGTTAAGCCATTCGAATCTCATGTCTACCTTCACCTCGATACCAAAGACGAATTGGACGAGCCAACAACGTAGTTCCATCAGAAACGTGCAAAGATCATGGCCCGAACTAACAACAGATCGGGACGCAAGTCCAACAACAACGGGCGCAGGAAGAACGGCAATGGCAGGGTCGCCAAACGTCGCTTCCAGACCGCCGGCGTCACACGCAAGCAAGTCTTCCAGACCAACGGGAATGGCTTGAGCAACCGTGGCGCAATCCGCAGGCCCAACATCAACCAGAAGTTCTTCGAAAGAGGGAGTGACTTCCTTGGACCTCTCACGGTCAAGGCCGGA